TATCGGACAACAATAAATTTATTTGATAAAAATGTTGCAATTCCAGGCCCGTCTTTAATGACTATAATGAATAAACATTTCAAATTGATTAAAGAATTCTCTATAACAAACAAAGGGGAATTTATGAAAAATGTTACAAATAAAACTGTTATAGGATTAGTTGTTGGAAAAGGAAGAATAATACATTTGATTTATTACAATGAAGGCATTTTTTATACTAAAAATGGTATGTTTCCTCCAAGCAAATTTACAAGCATTAGGAAATTTCTAAAAACCGAATTTAAATATATAATCGTAAAATCAATTTGTGCAAATATATAAAAACAATTTGTGCTTTCAAATTAACACACGCGGCAAAGCCGGGGACTACGCCCCGGCTTTTTTATACATCATAATATCCGTATATCCGGCATTATGGTTCATGCGCGCATTCATTTCCACTTTAGTTGCACCGCTAAACGGATTCTCACCGCCCAGGTTCTTTTCCAACCAATCTGTTAACTCCAATATCGAACTCTTATTCGAAGTAAAATAAAAGTAGTTCGTTCCCTTTAGGCACTGCAACACATCGAGATAATTAGCGAGCTTCCAGTAATTACTGTATGTGCTACAGTCAGTTGATAAATACGGCGGGTCAATGAAGAAAACCACCCCGGACACGCGATTCCAACGGTTGAATAACTCGCGGTAATCCATACACACCACATCCACACCGGATAAATAATCAGAGGCCAACTCATAATCATTCTTACGCACACAGTTATACATGCATTGCTTTTTCAGATCGTCGTAATTCGTTGCGTAATTCATACTAAACAACAGGCTTGAAGATATAGTAATGTAATCAACATATCCGTTCGCCTTTTCTTCGTGTTTTACGGCCTTCAGGATGGCTACTTTGGCCTCTTTGCTTATTACCTTGTCAGTTGGTGCATCTTTCAGTATAACGCGAAATTCGGCCAACAGCGCGTTGGTTCTTTCTATGTTAGCTACACGCAAATGATAATCATCATAATCATTATAGACAACCGTTGCATCCGGATATTGAGACTTAGCCCAATGGCTCAGTAAACCCGAACCACCAAACAAATCAACAAATACCGGCGCTGTTTTAAACTCGTTTAAAGCCTCTTTAAAGGCGGTACTAAACCGCCGCTTTTGCCCCTGAAAAGGCAGGGGACTTTGATTGTAATTTTTACTCATCTTTCTATTTTTTATTTAAAAAACTAATACTATTTTTGTAGTCTCCTACTATTACATATATACCAAAGGTGCACGAACACCGGGTGAAGACTTTAAGCCTTCGTCTCGGGTGTTCGTGCACCTTATATGTTTAGGCGGTGTAGGAGCCGCTTAAATTGGCGGAGGCTTTTTTACCTCCAATTAAGTCTAAAAACTATTATCTATTGCCCTAACGCAATGATTTTTGTCCAACAAATTCAGAAATTTTGTAAACATCCTTCCAGATAGGCTGAGCGTGCCAGCAAGTTGGTTCACGCCTAAGAAGTGTGAGATAGTATGTCCATCTGATTTAAATGTGATTCCATTCTTAGTTATAAAAACTAAGTTCAACAAAGCCCTGAACTCACCACAACCATAAACATCAATCCTTCGGGCAGTATCCAAAAAGTAACCCGACATAGCCTTAATGCTCTTTTTCTGAATTGTCACAATTACCACATTTAGTGGCGTTAACAGCGGAAATAATATCACCGCAATGAGAAATAGCAAGAAATTTATTACTAGTTTCATAATTATTTATTTAATATTTTTACATCAAATCTATGTCGGACTGTTGTTGGGTTTGTGACCCAATTTGGTGTCAGCCATCTTATGTACAACTGATCACCAGATGTAACCTGCAAAGATGACGACAACTTATAGTTTTTAAGAAATTCAGATGTTGAATGAGTCACATCGGTAGCAAATACCTTACTTGTACCTTTGGTATGATTATGAATTGCAAAAGTTGAATATTCATTACTTCCTACGGAACCTCCGACGCTAGCCAATAAAGAAACTTCCGTCACAAATCCCGAAACCTGACATATCAATGATCTGGAAACCATATACGTATTAGTTGGTGCTAAATCTGGGATACTACCAATATAATACGATATTCCATCTCCTGGCATTGCTGCTCCGTGAGCAAAATCATAAACCACAAAATTATCGGGCATAAGGTCAATCCAATCCTCTAGCGGTTCATAATCAATAAGACTTCGAACATACACTTTCAATTTGTTAGTGACAAAAGACCTTGTGATCAAAAATTGAGTAATAAAACCGGAATCTTCACCGTCTACTACTATCATCCTGAATGGTATTCCATCTTCGATTCCAACATCAGGAAAGTCTCCAGGGTAAGTTAATATATAAAATCCATCGGCTGATATTTTATTCAAGTTTTCAATTGCAACATATTCATCGTCGTCGACAATATCAACACTATACTTCTCTAATTTTCGAGATAACATATTATTAAAATGGGCGATGATATCATCGTTTCCCTTTTTAATTGCCGCACTTAAATTACGTGATGCTGGAGTAGCAGATGACTTCTTTTCCCAGCCTATTTCAGTTTTTACCCAGACGTTTCCTTTATGTTCATGCGTCTGACCCATATAGGCATTCTCCGGAAATGTCAACACATCATCTGTTGAAATAGGTGTTTTATCAGCATTAATGACAGATTGAACGTTTGAATAAACAACCGCCCCTAACTGATCAACCGCATAGGCTTGTATATATGTGATCCCTATTGGGAGGACATTGTCAAGCACAATTACATTTGTCAATGAACTTTCTTTTGTTCTCTTCAAAACGTCAGTTAGAGGTAATTGATTCGAACTCCAAACAACGCCCCATTTGATAATAGATAAAGATGTTGAACTTATTATAACCTTTGCCACATTATCCGCTGAATTATAATCCAATTGATGCGTAACATCAAAATCACCAACAGGATTGGGTAAATAAATACATCTTACAGGAGCTCCAAGAGCCACATCACCTCCATAGTTGGCATATGGTGTAACGTAATACTCTGAAGTATCATTATAAAGAGCCCTTTCTCTATAACCTCTATTAATCTCTATTACAGACTCTTCACTTTCAAAATAATCTATAAAATCGCCGAAATTATCTGGCGGCACAATAGATATTCCAATACCTATGCTAAACACAGGTACTGGCATAGACGTTAATCGAATTGTCGCCCAGGTTCCTTCACTGTCTGTAGTAGAACTTACTATGTTAATAACTGGTACTAAAGACGTAGAGTCAGCAAGCGTAATAAATGTCATTTCTGAACCGTAATATACCTTGCCAGCAGCAATAGCATATGATCGAACATAATATAATTTACCTGACTGTAAAGCTGTTAAATTCGCCTCATAACTACCCAATTTAAGTCCGAGATCAGCACTTGTTTTTAAAGTTGGCTGCGTCATCAAACCGACACAAATACCTCGTTCGGTCACTTCTGATTCTGAAGATTCAATTATCGCACTAACTTTTGCACTATTTTTAGTTATCAAAGAAACAGAAAGAGTCTTCAGACTCACGCCACCTGTAATAAAACTACCCGATCCAGGACTATATGACCAACCTTTCGATGTGCGCGCAGCTGCTCTGTAATAGAATTTAGAAGCAGCTTTAAGATTTAATACATTTGTATAAAACGTATTATCATCTGTCACTGCAGTTGAATCTATATACGCATCTAAAACTGTCGGCATAATATTTTCAGAACTATAAACAAATCCAGTCTGCAAGATAGTACTGCCACCATCAGAGCTAATTCCACCACCTAATATAACAGAACTATCTGTTATATTTGTTGGTAATTTCTCATAAAGTACTGGATAACCTGCAACCTGCTTTGTCGTAAAATAACCTGTTTTATTTTCTACAGGATGTGCCCAACCTGGCGACAGTTCTTGCCACTGAACATATGTACTAGTACTAGAGGTTCCATCTTCAGTAGTGGCATAAACCTGAACATAATACCTTGTAGCCGGCAGTAGCCCAACAAGATTAGCCTCCCATCTTTGCGTACTAACATTAATAATTTCAACGTCTTCAACAGCTTCAATTGTTGACCCAATTTTGATGCCTCTGCTAACGATAGACGAATCCCCAGTATCAAAGCAACGAACAATTATTTTAGCAGAACTTTGTGTTAAATTTACTTCAGGAATATCAAGTATCAAAACCGGTAATACAGGCTCATTTAAGGTCGAAAATGACTGCATAGCACCATATACATATGTGCCGTTGTTTCGCTTAAAGAATGGGCGGCAAAAATATGTTGTGTCTGGTTCTAAATCAATAACCTCAATGTAAGGAGGATTTCCTGAATCAAATTTAAACGGATAATCAGTGCCACCATTAACGAATATGTCATTAACCGTCGGCAAATTATTAGTTTTGCTAAGACAAATACCTGAAAATATTACATATGAATCAAGCCAGTAAGTTTCAAAGATAGCCTTTAACTTTCGAGCGCTAGGTATTAAATTGACAATGCCAAAAGAATCGATTGGTTTAGGATCATAATTTTCACTGACGAAAACGTACTGATCACCATTTCCACCTAGAACCTGATTTATGTATTCACGCCTCCAATCTGCGCTTCCAAAATAGGTGTCAGTTACATTCCAATGCGCAAATGCATCTTGTTTCGGATTGTAACACATCGATTTGTAATCAGCTGCAACATGTGGAAATGTGTTTTTGTTGGTATCACGAGTTGAATAGTCGCGAAACACAGTTCTTGCTTCCAGCCTTGCCTCTGAATCATCGACAAACTGAGAATACGAATCGTTAACTGCATAATAATACATAGGCTCTCCGTTGTAATTCCATACAGGATTAAAAAGTTTAACCTCGAACCAATTGTCAGAAGAATACCCCGTGAGTCGCCCAACAATGCTATTTTTAAGTACGTAAAATCCTGAAGAACGCTTTCCTGTTGACTTAAAAACATTATCTTTAATACTGCCTACTGCAATCACAACTAAACCGGCTATAGAGCCGTCATATTTCTTATAAGTATCTCTTGTTTCCATAAATTAAAATTCAACCCATTGTCCGTTATACATAGTAAACTCTTTTCCCGAAATTGCCGAAACCCACTTTGCTCCATTGTGAGCATCTACTGGAGGAACAGAAGAAATAGAACTGGATGCTTCAACAGCATCAGTTAGAACCTCAATAGCCTCACCAAGGCGTTGATGCGTATTAGCAGCACGCTCTGTTTCTTGTTTGATAAGCGCAGCTTTAGACTGTGCGTCTGATAACTTTGTCATAAATTTAATTGTTAATCGGGCAAGAATCGTTGTTTTCAATTCTTGCTTCATCTTTTTTAATAAATATCCCAGGATAGTCATTCTGTTTTAAATTAGTTATATACCCAGCATATGCATTGATACGTTCTATATACTCTATCATCGGCATCGTAGACAAATAATCAACATCAACACTCTGATAAGTAATGCCATCGAAGACAAATTGGAGCCTAACATCAAAGTCATCAAATCCAATATTCAAGCCTGATTCATATTTTATTACTCTTAGCGTTCGAGCACGCTGATGACCTGAATTGACGAAACCAGAGGAGGTTGCAATACTCTTCACAGCCCACGCTAACATGACATTTGTTTTAGGAAAAGATATTGTGTTTCCGCCTTGATAGAGCCTAACAGCTATTGCCTCATCAGTAGACTGTTCATCAGAAGACCATAGCTCTTCATTATATTGAATTCCTATTTTGTCTCTATTTCCAACAAATTGTTGCAACTCGATGTAACTTGGCAAATGCCAATTACTACCCATACCGGAAGCAATGAGTTTAGAAGAGCTCCAATTATGTCTTCCAAGAGGAGAAACAATTTGATATTGAACACCAATAATGGCACCAACATACCCTCCATTATAATATTCACCAATTTGTAGTTGTTTCTTTTCGCATACGTAATTAGTCCAAATAACATCGTAAGCATATGTAGACTGTTCGGTCGAAAATCGTTTTCCATATAGCTTATATTTGTTTATTAAACTTTGGAGCCGACTATAATCAACTGTTACAGATTCAGGTATATTAATTATAAAATCAGTTGATATGCCATCTGCATCGGTGATATAAATTACACGATTGAAAGTATTCAGTAATCGATAATTCAACATAAGCTCTAAATACATCACTTGACAAGTAGTAGATGCCTGTAATCTGATATCAGCCTGCCATGCACGGAACTCATCGTACATAAGTTGAAATACAGCACCAATAGCGGTAATCGCTGTCATGTCACGACGTAATAACGTGGGAAACAATAGCTGAAGTAATCTTTTAAAGTCGATATTCATTATATTTCCGTTTGTGGTTGATAATTTACGTTGATTTCATTCACTACAAACCAGCCGCTTTGGCTTGCATAAGTTCCCCATGTTACAGGTTCTAGGTCGCGAATTACACAACTCGTTATTTGAACATCAATCACACCTTCGGCCATTTGAACCCGATCGATCAGCTTCGATAAGTTCAGTTTACCTCCAAAATTAATATCGTTGAGTGTGTTAATAAATTCATTAACAGCATCCTCTACAGGGTAATCAGTTCCTGTTATCCTTTGCCCTGTTTGTTTAAGGATGAGTGGATTGTAGTTGACAACTAATCCAAACGAAACAGTATCCCCTGCAGTACTGATGCACTCAACAAGCACCCCGGCAGGCCTTATTTTTTTAGCATATATATCAAACAGTTCCAAGTCATTTGAACTAAGAGCCTCAATTGTTCCATTCGATTCTGTTGCAACGTATAACTTCACCTTACAAGGAGCTTCTCCACTTGCAGATTCACGAACTGCAACGCGCTTTATAATCTGCCGAGACGCATCTAACGTTGCGTATTCGTAGGTAAATGTTTTTTTATTTAGGTACAAATCATCTCCTCTTTGAAATTGCAAAGCCTGAGTATGCCACCATGGAGAAGTTGCCAAATATCTAGCATCAATCTTATCTTGAATTTCTGCTTTAAATATATCAATTACAAGCTCAAAAACATATATGCAGTAGCCGACAGCATAAAAAAGAATCGATTCAAATGCTGCAATGCTAAACACAGCACTGAACCCGGCTTCGAGATCAGAACTACTAAGCTCATACCTGCGCTGAACTATTTCATTGCTCATGTAATAATCACCGATTTTGTTTTTCCAATATGTTGCTGTGTTTGCCATGTTAATTAAATGTATAATCAAATGTGTAATCAAATATTCTTTTTTCTTCGTCTTTAGATGCATTTATGCCAGTCGATGGCCTTAATCCTTTGCTTGAAAAGTATTGCTTAATAGGTGCAGCTACAACATTTAACGTATCAATGTCAGTAGTGGTCAGAGGCTCATCTGTTATGCTCATATCCGCTTTAAGTGCAATAAAATACGCTGAATCAACCGAGCCAGTCTCCTGAATGGCAATATCTAAAAACGATTGTCCTTCGAGTGCTTTCATTCTCCTACAACTTGATCAACATAGTTTTTCAATGCTTTTCTATCAGCAAGAAATTGCATATATGCAACTTCAGCAGCTACGTCGCCAATGCCGAGCTTGTACTCGTTGTAGTCATTAATTAGCTTCGCTTCAACGCCATCGCCCCATTTTTCAGATATGGCAATTGCTTTGATTTTTTTAGCATCAATCGCACCGTCAATTCTCACTTCGTGAGCCGTGAATCCACCATCTACCTGTAGAATGTCGAATCGAAAAAGATGATAACCATCTGGAACTAGCTCCAGAGATATCGGTATAGTTTTGTACGTTACAATCATATATTTTAATTTATCACTTTAAACTCTTTGCTTTACTTTAATCGCCTTCGCTTGCGCTACCAACGATCTTGTTTTTATGTATTTTTTTGCCAAGAGGCAGGGTTTTCATTACATCAAAAATTTACAATGCTGGGAGCTGATGGTCGAATTCGCATTCGAAGGCGAATTATTCGTATTCGAATAAACGAGACCTGCATTCGAACTATTCGTAGCATTACCGCCAAACAACACACTTGCAATGAACAACCTTTTTTAACAAAGCCCCGCGAACGCTAAATAAAGCAAAGCCGGGAGCCGATGGCCGAATACGCAAGCGAAGGCGAAGAAGCCGTACTCGAAAAAACGAGACCCGCAGTCGAACCATCCGCAGCATAACCGCCAAACAACACACCCTTAATAACTGATGCTGTAATGTCGCGATAGAAATAGTCGGCAAAATAAGTAGCGGATGATCCACCGACAGTAGTCGGCATTATATCTCCAGATGCTCCGAACATAATTGTTTTGATAAATCCTTCATCACGGGTAATTAAGCCTTTATAATCGTAGTCAGTAAAAGCTACAGAGCTAAATTTTGAAGCATCAGAGCTAGTGTATAATTTACTTGTACCACCAGCTGCATCTGTTTTTACGTCGACCAAAACGCCATCCGTCCATTTCCATAAATGGCCAAACGGATTTTCAATGCCGCGATATCGGTTAGCTGTAAACGATCTGTTCACACCTGCACCACCAAAATCCGTGACAGTAAATGACACTTCACCACTACCATTGCCGAGCGAATTAGTAACCCCGCAATTACAGAATGGATTGCGTCCATTGAAATTTAACCATTCGGTATCGTTCGCCGTTGTTATTCCATTTCCCAATCCACCTGTACGATAGCCATTAGCATCTAATCCAGCAACAGGCAACTGAGAATTTAACGTAGCATACTCAACTGCAAAGAGCCAGAATATTTGCGTTTGAATTGAATATACATTACAATTCCATCTGATAGATCCCTTGTTTCTCGCATAGATTCTAAAATTTGTCAGATTTGTGTTTGTAACAGGTTTTCCCAATAATGATTTAGATGTACCATCATAAGTAGCTTCGTTTGTACCACCCCTATATGTCATGCTAGTATTTACCACACTGCACAATCTATTAGTAGTCCTATTCAATGATGCTTCAAATGCCGATACATATTCATCCTGAATAAGTGTATATCCGGGAATTTGTCTGTCCGAATATCTGACATCCCAAACAATAGGTGTTATCTTTTCGCATTTAAAATATCGCCTAGGCAGATGAACTTGTACATCTCCATCAGTTCCATCGAGAACCGATGCAGTTCCATCTGATTTTTGCGCCCAGTTTGTCGGATTCAAATAATAATTAACTGATCCGTCCTCTTTTTGCAAACAACCCCTCATTAACTTATGAATCGGTAAAGTTTTATGTAGTTCAAGATTTCCTATCCTTGTAAGTGTTGGATTTGAACTCAACAAGTCAACTCGAACACCGTAACTAAATTGAGCCTCTATCAAAGTAGTCCAATCAGCGGTATTACTGACAGAGGCGTTAACGAAAAAATTTTTTATGGCTGTACGGAAGGTATCATAATCCGGATATGCATTACCGTATTTATCGACTATCTGACTAAGTAAAACGCCATCTATACGACACCGGCCATCAATTTCAAGAGTAACGCGACCATCTGACTGAGAAAGAACACAATTGCCTGCGGAATAATCTTTACCGCCAACGCGACACATATTAGTGTCAACATCATAATAACAACTTACCATATATTTAATAATTTGATTTAATTATAATTTGCTGATTACTTATGCTAATCAGTTTAACTGTTTGCCCATCTCGATGTAATTGTTCTTTTATTTCGCGTGCAAATGCACTTTTATCGGCACTTTCTACAAATAGTTGAGCGCCTACACCCATTAAAGGATCTTCTTTAATTTCTCCTTTGGAAGCATTGATAATTATCTTCTGATTTTGCTGGGTAACATCGCCAATTTGCAAACCTGACACTATTAATCCGGTTGAATCACGTATTACTGAAATATCCAACTCCATGTCATTCGTTAATAATATGCCTTTATTTTTTGCCATTTAAACGTCGTTTAATCAGTGTTTAATTTTCGCATCTTCAAAGTCTGACTTAACAGGATTTGGTGCAGTTGGATTAAAAACCAAAGCCAATGGAGCACCGTTTCCGGCAACCGGCCAGGTGTTGAGTTGTGTTTTCAATGCTTGCATGTCAGTATAAACTTTTTGCATCCAACCAATCATTGCATCTATCTTTACTAACCCGCCAAGCTCACCACCATTTATCACCAGGCTTTCAATTGTCATTTCAATACTTTCATACTCTGTTGATTTTATAACCGCCCATTCTTCAGTATCTTCCACCTTTACACAAAGCACATAAGCTCCCTGTTTTGGATAGCCAACAATGCCGGTATTTTCTCCGGTAATGGCTCTTAATCTAATGCCAGGTACTTCCGTTCCATCGTCATCAATTACGCATGTATTTTCGGACTTGTCAACTGACTTTACTGTAGCCAGTAATGTAGGTTTATTAATGCCAACAAACTGAGCCAATAATCTCCTAACTTCATCCTCCGTCCACTGTGCCATAATATCTGAGTGTTATCACCTGGCGACCACCGGAACTGCTGAAAGAACCGTCAACCGATTCTACAAAAAAGCTTCCTTCGCGATCAGGGAATTTATCATTTACATTTTTTACTACAAATCCATTTTCAATGTGCGGTTCAAGAAAACAGGTAATATCTCCTTTGTAACCACTAAAATTTTCAAGTTTCTGCAACTCGTTTGAAATTTCTTTCACAATAGCATCCGGCATCCCGGAGCGTATTTTTACCTCTTTAGTTGTGCTGTATTTTTTCTGATCCGATTTTGTGCGCTTCACTTTTCCGGCACTATCTTTGGCTACTACATGTATTATAATGTCCGAACCCTTTACAGCCTTTTTTAACCCGCCATCGTCAACAGTATTCCAGCCAAGCTGAAGTTTAACCGTCGGTTTTTTAAGTCCATATTTTGAAGCTCCCACATAAAGTGTATTGAAGTCAAAAAACACAGACAACAATAGCTCCTTTTGCATCCATTCCAACACCTTTAGTCCTGGGCAGTTTTTGAACACCACATTTTTCAGTGGAATTACCGGAATAGCATCCGAAAGAAGTATGTCGGTACCTGCTACTAAATCGCTTAAAATAGCTTTTACAGAAGTATTTGAATAGCTTTTTGTAAATACCTTATCTTTGAGTAAATAACTGTAACCCTCACATTCAATCACAAATGGTTTTCCATAATTGATTCGTTTTACAAATCCCATAAATCGGGTTGTATTTCGGTTGTTATAGCCCAAATCAACCGAAACGGCTAATCCTTCAGTAAAAATAACACCTTGTTTTGCTGCTAAATCGGATATTCTTTTTTCGGTAGTTCCGTCAGGATAAATTAGTAGAATATTGTCATTTGTTCTTAAATAAGTTCTTAACGGAAGTTCAATGCTACACGTATCAACGAAATTAGAAACACTACACTTCCATTTTACCGACTTTGGCTTAATAGCAGTGTAATCACCTATCGTTATGTTACTTGTCATTAAAAACATATTATTTCAGTATCAGTGTATCAATAAAATCAGTTTCGCAAACGAGAACAAACGGACGAAAGCGAATATGTTTACCTTCCTGTTCCGGGAACTCCAGGCTTTCAATTGCTATTTTATTTTCACCTGTCATAAAAATTTCAGCATAAGCATTATTCAAATAAACAGGTGTTTGATTAGTTGCAAATTCTTTTAATTGCCAAATATCATTGTCAGGCAATTTTCGATTCTTTCCTATCAAAACGCCTTTTATAGTAAATACATAGTCACCTGTATTGAATTGTTCTTTTACAGTACCTTTTCGTTCGGATAATTCAGTTTTTACAATTATATTTTTAACCGTAACTCTTATCGTACAACAATCAATTTTAAGCGAATTACCTAAATTATCAGTTAACTCAATAGGAAGATAAACCTCAATACCAGTATCAGTAAGTTTACGTACTGATATTCCCTGAGCTGTTGCATCATCAGTCATTTCTCTGTTATCATATCCCAAATCCTGATATGCCTCTGCAATTCGGTAAGGCTTTTGAAAATATGTGTTATAAACCTGTAAGAGGTCTGTACTTATATGGCTCATATTGCAACTGCTCCCTGACTTACAACACGTGCAAACATTTCGAGTATCTTTCCTTCAATATCGGTTACTCCCGCTTCCAACGTAGTTGAATTAATATTAATAGCATCTAAAAACTTTTGGACAGTGATATTGATCACTTTCGGGCCACCTCCGGAAATAGCTTTTTCAGTACCTTTTGAAGCCTCAGCATTAGCAGCTGTATTTTGAGATATATTATTTAATAGATCGGTGTTTGTTGCTTCAGTAAGCGTTTTTCCCGCTTCAGTTTTTACTGTTTTTGTAAATACACCTTTGGTATCTCTACCCATAAATGCACGGTAAACCCACTCAATGCCTTTAAGTATTGGCATAACTACATTGTCGAACACCCATTTTAAACCATCAATCAACAATCCAACAGCACCCATTACACCGGTAAAAATCAAAGATATTCCTGTAAATATATCTTTTAGTAATGTTGATTGACTTACAAACTCAATTACAGAACCAACTATATCCGTAAACAATGACCATATTTTACTAATAACCGGAAAAACAGCATAAGTAAAATTATTCTTTATTATTTCAATCCAACCGCCAAGCCCTCCAGCTTCGGTAGTTAAAGACTTCATCCATTTAGCGGCTATTTCAATTCCATTTGACATTGGCTTTATGATCCCTTCGATAACAGGCATAAGCGCAGTAATCAATTTCAGTCCCATAGAGATAAACGGCATAAAAGCTTCACCAAATCCGACTTTTATATTATTCCATTGTCCCTGAATCTGTGCTCTCATACCGGCAGGCGTTTTACCTATTGTTTCGAGCATATTGTTGTACTTTCCGCCCTCGCTGGTTGCATCCTTAAAGGCCTGTTGAACCATTCCGAAACTGATGCGCCCTTCCTGCATGTCAGTTCTAAGCTCCATCATGCTTTTACCGGTACGTTTCACCATATATTCAAGAGGATTGAACCCGGCATTGACAAACTGAAGTAAATCCTGACCCATAAGTTTACCGGCAGCTCTCGACTGCGAAAATGCAAGTGTAAGCATTCCAAGCCTGTCGGCATTACCCATACTTATATCGCCAAGCATTTTCATATTGCTAAGCACTTCGGTATCTTTAAAACCAAAACCCATCATGGTTTGAGCATTTTTAAATACTTCGCTACCAAGAATTGTTTTTGTTTCAAGATCAACCAACTGTTGTGTCAATTTACCACCTGCAGCTTCGCTACCTGCAAGTACATTGAAAGTGGTTTTTATTTGTTGCCGCTCTAGCCCTTTATTGAATGATTCCCCAAAAAACCGACCGGCAGCCATACCTACTCCAAGCAACGCAGCCGGGCCGGCAAACTTTGCCATTCCTGCCATACCTAAAGCTCCGGACATAAAGCCTCCGCCTCTTGAACTTCCACCACCAAAAGATATATTACCCGGATGTCTGACCGACTGCCGTTGCAGTGCGGCCAGTTCGCGCCGGGCTTCGCGTATTTGGCTCGGTATAGTAGATGTGCGGATTACGCTCTCAACCTGACGTATTTTTTGCTGAAGTACATCGTAACTGCTACCGAGTATTTTGTTCTTTCCGGTTAAGTCGTTGGTTAATCTACCTGCATTATCGAATGTGCGTTTAGCCTGAGTACCGAACTTTCCCAGTTCACTACTCGCTAAATCTTTAAACTTTAATGCAAATTCAACTATATTCATAATGATTTACCAACTCCTTTTTCCCATAATTTCAGGGCTATTCCTGTTCTGTAATAAAAAACCTCTTCCGGCCATTTCAAAGCTTCAGAACCAAACCACATCAGCCCGAAAACTGTATTTGTTTCTAAATCGTGCTTTGACGCTTTACCCTTTTCTAAACTTTGTAAAAAGAGCTTTTTTTTAGCTCTACCACATTTTGAAGCTGAAGCATAGCACTGATAAAGTATTCCTCATCGTTGATGATCACATCATCGCCTTCGAGCCATAATTCGTTCAGTAGGTATTCAGATGCTTTATCCAATCCCATTTCAGGGTTAACAGTCATCATGCTGAAAGTAGATACTTCAGCGGCTCCAACCGGGCGAAGCAAAGCGATTTTGTCCTCCACTTTAATTACGTTCAGTTTGCGGGGTGCATACAGTTTTTTGAGCTCCTGGTACTTTGCACCAAATTTCTCAGAAAGTTGAGTTTCCAACTCCTGTAGGACTGCTTTCTCAGCCTGTTCTTTTTGTGCCTGTTCGGCTTTTGAATCTTTTTTCATGTGTGTGTGTTATAATGTGATGTTATAATGTCTGTAAGTGAGCCTGATTGACTCATTCATTATGTTTTCAATAAGTTGACGTATTGATCCGGGAAGGTTGCTTTTTTTAATCACAATGTCCGGGAACTGTTCAATCAGATATTTAGCAGTAAACTGTTCAGCATCATTCAGTGTATCAAATGCATTTCGTTTGTACTTCATGCCTTCAGGAGGTAATACTTTACGTGCTGAAATATATTTCTCCATTTCGGCTTTCAGAAATTTTCTGAACTGCTTATCTTTAAATATATCCTGTAAAGTTTCAAATTTGCGTGCCGGAGCTTCCGGCTGAGTGTTTGTTTCCATGTGTGTGTTTGAAATAATACAGGCTTTCGGCTTTTGCTGAAAGCCTGTATTTTAATTATGCATTATCAATTATGAATTAAATAGTCACAATATCCATGGCCAACCATGGCAAAGTTACTTCGCTCATCTTAGCGCCCTGTTCCATAGCTCCACCCACTTCAGTAAATGAACAGCCGATAATGGTTACTGTGGTTTTAGGATCAGTCTTAGCCTTCTGATATACAATTTTGGCAATAATGGCCTCATGAGGAACTGCCGTAATATCATCATATCCGGCAATGTTAGCTGCTTTATTCAAAGCATCACGCTCAAAACCTAATACTTTGAAGTTACCTTCGCATTTAATATTACCTTCCTGAATATCGATAGCATGTTGACCGGCTCCGTATAGAGCTTCCTTTTCAGTTGTTTTCTTGTATTCCCAACCGCGCAATCCTTTAATCACGCGACCTAAAATACTTACTTCAGTATGAAACCATGCACATTCTGTGCTTCTTACATTTACGTTTGGCATAATTTTAAACTGTTTGAGTGGTTAAACCTAAAGTAATATTGATCCACGTCAGATAACCTAACGGAAGCACTGACACCTGAATGTTCAATGTTGAATTTTCTACAATGTTTTGAGCAGTATCGATCACCACTTTTACATCCGAAATTTGTCCGCTCATTTTACTCATAATCGCAGTTTTCACAAGCGACTCCATGTAATCAGCATCGTTTTCGTTGATAGTTCCATCAGCATTGATTCGCATATAGTCCTCAATGTACGGTGTGGTGGCAATAGCAGCAATGCGCTGCGCTTTGTCAATTACACGTCCATGTACCAGGATATTGAAATCATCAATCGAACACATATTATCCCGGCCAAAGAAATAACCAGCAATACCAGGGCGCTTATGAAATGTCAGGAATCCGGCATCGTGGAGCGTTTCCATATCGGTACGCAAATCAATACTTTTAGTTCCTACATAAATTGAACTTACCGACAAAGCTCCATTTTGGCCACTGCCAAGTTTTACATGAGCCGGATATTTTACAGCACGTGCCAAAGCAAGTGTAACAGCAGCAGAACCATTAGCGGTAGTGCCACCAAGCACCACACTTGCAAAACCGTTGGTTGCCGTATTCGGGCTGTAGGCGTTTGCTGTATTTTCATTAACAACACGGCCTTCAATAAACAGCCTTACAGGCATATTTTTAGCTTGACGTGCTGCCAAAAGCGTTTTACTTGCAGTAACAGCGGCGGCTACATCTGAGTCAAGAAAAGCATTACCTGCATTGTAACCGGCTACCGGTTTACGTGCAATAGCAACTAAGTTTACCGCTGTTTGAGCATTCAACAACTTTACAAGTCCGCTGGCATTGGTAGAAGTCACAACATCAGTCATGGTTACCGTTTCGGCTACCCCCATTACATACAGCAACTGACTACCACCAAGTTCATCATAATACACTTTCAGCAATCCATAAATAAAAGGCTCAGCAGCAAGTGTAAAACCTTTTGAAATGGCATCCTGTAAACTGTACACAGCTGTAACAGTACCGATAAGACCGGCAGTATTAGCAGTTGCAACCAAAGCAGGAACGCCATCGAGAACGGCAACTGCACTTTGCAGATTGCCGTTTTCTACTTCTATTGAAACTCCGGGGAATGCCATATTATTCAGCGGTTAATTTGGTTTTATACTCTACCAATGCTACTTTCAGCGTTTCAGCTTTTTTATCTGCTGTAACCAATTGCAAGTCTTTTGCAAGTGCTTTCATTGCGTTATAGTCCAATGTTTCCACATCGGTAGCTTTGAGCAATTCAATAGCAGATGTTTTAGCAGCTTCAAGTTTTTCGGCATCATCGTTACCACCTTCAGGAGATATTTTTTCATCCATCACTTTAGCCCTGGTATATCTTACCGTTTCTTTGGCATTACCAAAGCTGTCGGCAGCTCCGCGGTTGTGAAACAACACACCATTGTTTTCAAACACCTCATCGTTGTTGGGATATCGGGTGAAGTAATCTTTTAATTTTTCGTTTTCCATTTTTATAATTTTATGAATGGTTTAATTTTGCGATATAGAGCTATGAGAAAAAGAATAGTGAATATCACACCTTCCCACATAAGCACTTTTTGCCACCAGTGCAATACATTTACTTTTTCAATTTTTGGATATGGCACAGGCACTTCTTTATATTGCAAACTCTGAATCTGTTTCACATAAATTGTGTCATGTACTGTTTTGGTCCTATAAACAAGACTTGCAGTTTTTCCACCTTTAAAAGCTGTATTTGTTGTTATTCGCTTTGTTTTAGCCTCGGTAAGTTCTTTCATTATTACCTGATTAGTACTATCACATTCAAAGAATGCTTCGATATAAGTACTATCGGCAGGCAGTATTACAGGAACTAATTTTTCAACATATATAATGCTATCTTTAGCTTTTGCAACGGGTGTCGATGGCCGTAGCGTCCGACACCCGGAAACAAAAACAACTAAAACAACAAAAAAAAATACTATCTTTTTCATACTAAATAAAATGAGTTGTGTAAATTGGCTGACCTATACAATCAACGCCAATACAATAAATTACCTTTATCATGATGCTATGTCTTTTGCTTCCTGTACTTTTTGTTCTAAATTGTCGTGATCTATCGAATCAAGTATTTTAAGAATTTTGTTTATGGTTGAATTTTGTTTTCGAACCTCCTGACGCAAAGAACGAACTTCAGTTAATAATTCTTCATAATTTTTTTGAAGCTCCTTATTACGAAGTTCCATATTTTCGGCTAAATCACGCCAAATCTTTACCGCTTTATCAACATTATCAAGCTCAGTACTTTCCGCATTTGCTTCAGCTCCTTTTGCTTCAGCATTTGCTTTATTTTTTTGAGCTTTTAAAGAGACAATAGTTCCAAGCAAACCACCACCTAACAAAACATTAAATATGAGGCTTAAAATATCAAACAAACTCATAATTCTGAATTTTTACACCACGCTTTAACATTGAAACTCGGACATGCTTTTTTTGCAAATTCATTATGTCCGTTAATAGTAACATGTGGATATTTTACTTTTAATTCTTTGACCAACTTCAATAATGAAGCATTCTGAGCAGGAGTACGTGTGTCTTTTGCCGTTTTACCATCTTTAGCCAAACCACCAACATAGCATATACCTATGCTTGTTGCATTTTTACCTTCGCAATGCGCTCCGACAACACTTTCATCCCTTCCTTTCCAAACTTCACCATTAAGCCCAATAAGCCAATGGTAACCAATTGTATTGAAACCTCTTTGTTTGTGCCATGCCGTAACATCAGCTACCGTAGTAACTCTACTTTCAGGAGTGGCAGTACAATGAATGATTATTTTGTCAATTTTACGCATTTTAAAAAACATTTAAAAGTTGATTAAACAAGAAACGGACTCGTACACTCCGAAAAGCGATCGGAGTCCGTTTCAACACACACGGGTTTTTATTTTATGCAGCCTGACGAATCACAATCACACCTTTCCAGTCCTGACGACGACAACGACCACCCATTTTCACCAATGCGCTGAAAATGTCACCGTAGTATTGTGGATCATCGATAGTTTGGAATGGTTTGGTATCACCGGCTGCTTTTGCTACAGAGTTCTGTTGCCAACAAAGCGAACCAAGGTTATCGGTTGCGTTCAGCGCAGCTCCCGGAGTTTGAATAACACCTGCCGAAGTGAATGCCAATACGCTGGCGCGCTCCATAATTTTGAATCCGGCAAATTGTCCAACTACACCATTGGCAAGATCGGCACCCTGTTGGAATGCAGCCATTTGGTTAGCACTCATTGAGTCAATTAATTGCTGATATTGGTAGCTTTCAATCATGGCAAAACGATTTTCTTTAGGCACACCCGCTTTATTCATCATTGCCTGAGCTTTCTGAAGTTCTTTATAAGTGAATGCCTTACGGGTTCCGGTCTGTCCGTCCTCTGCATTTACAGCAGTATCAGCACCTGTGGTGGAAATGATATTGGCAGTCGGGATATTGGCAGCTTCGTAAGCTCCGGTACCTGTATTCAATTTTAATCCATGAACCCATGCATAAATCATCCAATCACCTACACTTTCGGCTAAAGTTGCCACATGATCATTCAGTACTGAATCAGTTTTATCATAACTGTTTTCGTTTTCTTCGTGCCAGGTAACATGAGTAGGATCAGTGGTAAATACATCCAATGCATAAGTGATATGAGAATCACCACGCTGAACGGCAGTAGCCGGGAACGATGAACGATTCTTTACAACCGATGGAGAATTACCTGCCTGTGGAATATGAACCACAGAGCCACCAAGTACCGAACTTGATTCATCAACTGCATATTGCAGGTGAGGGTTGGTTTTGCGAAGTTTCTCAACGATGTACGACGCAAAAATTTCAACAGGGATTGCGCTGATAGCGCCTGCATTAATAGCCATAGCTTATTATTGTTTTTTGAGGGTTTTGTAAAATTCAGGATAGTTAGCTTTCACATCGGCCAAGTCGCCGGTAACATACAAATCGTTAAACGATTTGCCTTTGTACTTTTCAGGAACATCTTCACCTTCTTTGGTGTCGATGATCTGCTGTGCAGGCATAGCATCTACAAGGTCTTTCAAACCTTCAGGATTTCCCTTGTAAGTTACGCGCAGTTTGTCGGCTAAGTCTTTAGTCAACTTTTTATCGTCCATTCCTTTGGTAAGGATGGCTTCAACTTCCTTTCCGGTAGTTTCTGCTTTCAGGTCCGCCAAATCCTTTTCGGCTTTGTCAGTTCTTTTTGCTTTGTCTACCAAATCGGCTAACACAACACCCACATGTTCAGGAGTTGCATCATCTTTCAAATCGAGCAGTTTCTTTTGTTCTGCCGTTAAATTCAATTCTGGCATTTCGTTTTGATTTTGATTATTATTAAAAACTTGTTTGTTATCACTCAAATCCATAAGCACATTGTCGGCTTCGTCATATAGGTTGGCCAACGCGTTATAGTTACCTGGTATGTCAACTATCGAAATTTCGCGGGGGAACCATTTTGTAACTGTAATTCCGGTTTGCCCTTCAATTTTCATTTCAGGCTCATCACTCCATTCAAGAGCTACTATTTTTCCACAACTGGCACCGTCATAAAAACCATCTTCTATTTGTTGAGCCAAGTCAGGAAATGCAGTTGTATTCACCACCGGTTTGCCCCATAACTTATCGCCATCAACACGCAAATCTTCCCACTTTACAGCTACTCCACGTTCGCGATTATGCATCAACAGTCCTATAGCCGGCTTAAACCTGTCAGCCTGAAATCCCTCAGTCAAACATCTGTACCCGTACACATTTACCGAGTTATCAGTCAGGCAATATTCTTTGTCAATTTTCTTTAGAGCCATTGATCATTTTTTCATATAAGTTATGTTTTATTTTTTTGTCATGACAGCGTGTCACACATCGATTGAGTTGCAAAAATCCATTATAAATTCAACCACACAAAAAAGTTCGGTCATTTTGTCAGATATATTTTTATATAGGGCATTTTAAGCGCAATTTTGCACCACAAACAATACGTCAAAATGGCAAAAACGGAATTACGCGAAGTGGCGAAGGTGCTTTTCATGCAGGGATATACTCAAAAAGAGATAGCAGGCAAGATTAAAGTATCAGAACCAACAATTAGCAAGTGGGCAGGATTAGACCACTGGGACAATCTGAAAAAAAACTTAGTCAACTCAAAGTCCGAAAGACTATCAGAGTTGTACGATGAATTAGCGGCATTCAATAAAATGATTAAAAGTCGTGATATTACTATGCGCTTCCCTAATTCAAAGGAGGCAGATGTGCGCCGTAAATTGATACGCGATATTGCCGATTTGGAACGCAAATACAATATCGGCCAAACCACCACTATTGCTCGCGACTTTGTCACTTTTTGTCGTGACATTGATTTTGAGTTCGCCCAAAAAGCAAACGAATACTTCGACTTATTCATAAACCACCAAATTGAGAAACAAAAATGGCAAAAGGAATAAGCGTAGCATCTGATGCGGAATATCTGAAAGCGTGGCAATCGTTCCGGGATAACTTCAAAAAAGCAACTCCTGTTGACCTGAATGAAACGCCGTCGGATAAGGTTAAGCGCATTAAACGACTTGAAGCAAATGATGAGGAATGGTTTAAATACTACTTCCCAAACTTCTACAGCTCAGAACCTGCCGATTTTCACAAGCGGTCAACCAAAAAGGTAATGACTACACCCGAAATATTTATTGTTCGGGCATGGAGTCGTGAGCTTGCAAAATCAGCACGCGGAATGATGGAAGACATAAAACTTGCTGTTACCGGAAAAATACGAAACAAGCTATTAGTGTCTAACTCACATAAAAATGCTGAAAGACTTTTATTGCCATATAAAGCTTGTTTTGAAAGCAATCAAAGGTTAATCAATGATTATGGAAGTCAGGAACGTTTCGGAAGTTGGAATGCCGACGAGTTTACTATTAAAAAGGGATGTTCTTTCAGGGCATTGGGCTGGGGTGAATCTCCACGTGGTACGCGCAACGACAATTTCAGACCAGACTCAATCACCATTGATGATATAGACACGGACGAAGAATGCCGTAACGAAGACATTCAGAAGCAAAAATTCGCATGGATAGAACAGGCGTTATTTGCTACACGATCTATTTCAAATGCGCTGCGCATAGTTGTAAACGGCAATATCATTCACGACAATTGTGTAGTGAAAAAGTTAGGAGAAAAAGCCGATGTGTTTGAAATTGTAAACATACGCGATAAGGATGGAAAGTCAACGTGGCCACAAAAAAACACTGAAGCAGACATTGACCGTGTTCTTTCTCTTATTAGCTACGAATCTGCACAAAAAGAGTATTTCAACAATCCAATGGATGGCGGTGATACCTTTAAAGATTTACGCGACGGAAAAGTACCACCATTGAATAGATGTTCAATTGTAATATATGCCGACCCTGCAACCAGTAACAAAGATAAAACGTCAGGTTCTGACAAAGCCATTGGTATAATTGCAAAAAAAGGGTTTGATAATTATGTGGTTCGGTGTGCTGTCGATACAATGAGCAATGCCAAATTTATTGCTTATCTATTTGAATTTTATACATGGTGCAAATCTCAGGGAGTTGATACTGTACGTGTATTTATCGAAAATAATACACTTCAAAACCCATTCTATGAGCAGGTATTTTTACCGCTTATATATCAACAGGCTAACGCAACAGGTGTATTTCTGCCAATTAGCCCTGACGAACGCGATAAGCCTGAAAAATGGAGTCGTATTGAAGGTACGCTTGAACCTATTAACAGGCTCGGACACCTGATATTTAATGAAAAGTATGCCGACGAACCACATATGATGCGACTAAAAGCACAGTTCAAAAATGCGAGTCGCAAACAAAAGAAACTTGACGGCCCGGATATGGTGGAAGGCGGAGTACACAAACTAAAAGAAATGGAGGCGGTAGATGCTCCGGGTGGTTTTGAATCAGTAAAAAAAATGAATTCTAAAAAAATGTAGTTATGTCATTAGTATCAGTTGAAGAATTAGGTCAGTCAGACCTTTATCCCGAAATAATAGAAAAAATAACCCGTGGCAGCAATACTGAAGCGGAGTTACAATTAGCTACAGCCGAGGACATTGTAAAAGGCTATTTAAGTAAATACGACCTTGTAGCTGTATTTGGTAATGGCACTACTCAACCATCGGTCGAAAGCCTATCGGTGAAGCGCATAATCAAAACCATTGCTGCATGGTTTTTAATCAAACGTGCCAACCCGAATGTAAACACAGAACTGTTTTACGACGATTATAAAAACGCCATTAAATGGCTCGAAGATGTTCAGGCAGGTAAAATAAACCTGTGTTTACCCGCTGCACCAGTTACACCAGAAACAGAAGCCAACGACGGCGTGTATTTCAACTCATTACCCAAACAAACTAATTTCTTTTAATCATGGCCGACGTAAAAGTAACCAAGGGCAAAATGCCAAAAAACGTCATTATAAATGACATGACTCAGGTAGCTCCTGATCGTAACCGCAAAGATGCCGGAAAGCTGAAAGCGGCCATTGAACGTGCCGAAAGTATTTACGTGCCAAATCGCACACAGTTGTACGATTTGTATCACGATGTACTTACTATCGATGGCCATTTATCCGGGATAATTGAAAAGCGTACCGATGCTGTCAAAAACAAGGCTATACGCTTTGTGGATAAAAATGGCAAAAAAGTAGATGCTTACGATGACCTGATTGAATCTGAAAACTTTGGTCGGCTCATCGAACTGATTATGGAAAGTAAATACTGGGGAATTTCAGGCGTTCAGTTTATCGTAGGTAAGGAGTTCGATTTTGTTGAAATTCCACGCAAACACATACGTCCGGAAAAAGGAGTTATTACTAAATCGCAATACGATTATACCGGTACAGACTACACTACCGATAAATTTATAAATGTCATTGGAAATGCTAAAGATTTAGGCAAGCTATTGCAGTGTTCTTTGTATGCGCTTTACAAACGCTCCGGTTTTGGCGATTTTGCTCAGTATGTAGAAATTTTCGGTCAGCCTGTACGCATTATCTACTACGATGCTTACGATACACAGACAAAAAATGAATTGCGCAAAATACTCAATGAGTCGGGCGGATCGTTGGCTATGATGGTGCCAAAACAGGCTAAATTTGAGATGTTGGACGGTAAAACATCCAACGGAACAGGCGAGCTGCAAACACGCCTTATCGGGGCTTGTAACGATGAAATGTCCGTTACTATTCTCGGAAATACCGAAACAAGTAAATCGAGCCAATCGAGCGGATATGCACAAAGCAAAACCCACGAAGAACAGCAGCTGCAAATCACCAAATCAGACCTGAAGTTTATTGTCAAAAAACTGAATCAGAAATGGTTTAAAGATGTGTTGGCTTCGTATGGCTTCCCGGTTGATGGTAAATTTGAGTTTGAAAAAGAACTCGACTTGGATAAACTTAAAGTACGCTTGGAAATTGATAAAGAAGTTAGTTCAAAAGTGCCGGTTGGTGATGATTATTGGTATGAAACTTATGGTGTGCCGAAACCAGACAATTACGATGAACTAAAAGCCAAACAGGAAGCCGAAAAAGTGGCACAACAACAGGTAGTGCAGCAACAGCCAACCGCTCAGAAAATACCGGGTAAAAAAGATGTTGTTATTGCAAAAAGTAAAAAGAATCTGGCCGATCTGATTGCTGACTTTTTTTTTTGGAGGGATTGAGGAAATAAGTCTGAATAATTATTATAAGACTTGTGGATGCGGTGATCACTTACACGATTTGGCTTTCATGGATAACTCTGATGACATTTACACTGAAATTGCAACAGCTCTACTAAGTGAACAACTGGAAAACGGAGTAATACCGGAAAGGCTCTATTTTGAAACGGCAAACCAATTGAATAAAGCGATTAGTACAGGTTTAGTTGGCAGAGGGCTTACTACTCAAACATTCGATTATGATGATACCAGGAACATCCTTAAATCATACTTAACCCGAAATATATATCATTTTTCGGCTGCCAAGTCACTTACTGAACTATTAGAGTTCCGTAACCTAATGTTTAATAAGTCAACCGGCGAAATGCTTTCGTTTACTGAGTTCCGCAAAGCTATTGTTGAAAAAGGAAAGCTATTCAATGAAACGTACTTGCAAACGGAATACGACACCGCAATGCAGTCTGCTATTATGGCTCATAAGTGGGATACGCTTCAAAGTGAGTATCTGGAGTTTTCAACTATAGGCGATGACAGGGTGCGCCCAGAACACGCAGCACTCGATGGATTGACATATCCAAAAAGTCATCCGATATGGAATCGTATGTATCCGCCATTGGCGTGGAACTGTAGATGTACTGTTATTCCTGGCGTTGCTTCTAAATACTCAACCAAAGATGAAGTGATGATTGAAAAGCAAGTGGCTAAAGATGTGAAGGGAACTATATTCGACAATAATGTGGGTAAAACCCGCCTTATATTCAAAGATAATCACCCGTATTACAATAGCCTTAAAAATCCGTTAGATTGGAAAAACTACGGATTACGATCTACTGAAGCTATGCAGCAAAAAGCAAAGGAAGTGGTTAAATTGCTCGACAATAAAACCGAATATGATACTTATTGGAATAGCCTGAAAGGCGACAAACAAAACATTGTACTGAAGGATAAAAACAATATATCGGTGTTAGTTCCCGAATCGTTTAAAAGCCATTTAAGTTTTCATAAACAGGGCGACCGTTACAAACTGCTGCCAAATGTAAAAAGTATAATTGAAAAGCCGGACGAAATTTGGAGTGTGCTGAAGCGCGGTGACAAAGAACCATTGACCACTCATTACATAAAATATTATCAGGGCAAAACAATGCTTGTAGTAGCTGTTGAAAATGAAGCAAGAACTATGTTTGAGTTGACAAAATCGGGTTTTAAAACCCGTACTGGAGTGTTGTTATACAGAAAAAGCACCCTAAAATAGGATGCTTTTATCTGAAAAACGGGAATTTTTGTAATCCGCTCTACCATGTTCAGTGGCCGGACGACCGTTTTACACTGCAAATATACAACGTATTTTTATAAATTGTTCATTTAAAGCAAAAAATAATGTCGCCCGACGAATTTACCCGACTAATAAGTCGTAAAGCCAACGAGGTAAAAGCCTACGTTAACACCCGTTTCCCGGCTCAGGCTGGAGATACCGCATTACGCTTTATTAATGGAAACTTTCGTGCACAGGGGTGGCAGGGTGCAACATTCCAACCGTGGAAGTCAAACAAGCGAGGTGGACGCATATTAGTACAAAAAGGACATTTACGCTCTGCCAGCTTTTATAACACAGCTCCCGGTATGGTAGTGGTTCGGAACGCGCTGAAGTATGCAGCCATACACAACGAAGGTGGCAATGTACAAATACCCGTTACCGACAAAATGCGAAAATTTGCATGGGCAATGTATGCTAAAAACGGAGGTAAAGGAAAACCGAAAGCCGAACGTTGGAAAGGGCTTGCACTCACTAAAAAAACATATCTCAATATCAACGTAGAGCAGCGACAGTTTGCACCAACAGAGCGCAGTCCAAGTCCAATACTAAATGCAGCTGTCACACGCAAAATAGAAAAGGAGCTTAAAACCATTTTTCCCAATATTAATTCTTAATTTTTAATTATCAAACATGCAATCATATTTCGCAGACTTATATCTCGACCTTCAGGAACGCATCAAAACAGAAGTTCCCGAAATTGAATGGATAGAGCAGGATTTCGGGCAGGACGTATTTGACAAGTGGCGTCCTAACGTGGCTTTTCCGGCTGTTCTTATTGATTTTCCGGATGCAAGCTATGAGAACTTATCAGGAAGTGGACAAACAGCCACAGTAGCCGTAACGTTGCGCCTTTTGGTTGCGCCTTTTGAGCAAAGTTATGAGGATGCACCACTTACGGTACGCAAAGGCGCTTTGGAGTATTTTGAGTTGGAGCATAAACTGATACAAGCTATTCACGGATGGAGTCCTGACTACACGCAACCACTCATCAGAGCCCGCCTGAGCAGTAACAACCGAAACGACCTTGGACTTCGTATCCGGGAACTGCAATTCACTACGGCATACCAGGAATATGAGGAATAAAAAAAGCGGGGTGACCCGCTTTTTTTATTTAATAGAATAATGTGGTTTTATTTGTTCGCTAACGCTTATTGTCCAGTTTTCACCAGCTCCATATAATCTGCATAAATAATCCTTATCCTTAATCCGAACATATACAGGTGTTGAATTTTTAGCCTTTATCACCGCATCCTGTGTCGAACTATCATCAAATTTAGTTTTCCAGATAGGAAACAAATCAAGGAACCGGCCTTTTATAGTATATAACTTATAATACCCTTTACCCTTTATCTCTAAGGCCTGATCTTCTCCGGAAACAAGCTTGTCAAAGCTGAATACAATACGGATAGAATCTTTAGATTGATAGATAAGCTGTAAAGTTGATTGCGAATCTTCGGAATTCAGAAAGGCAAAGTTTCGTTTACAAGACTCCAAAGAACCGTCAACTTTCGGTCTTAATTTTTCAATGTTTTCATAGTAAACAAAATCGGTACCGATAGTATCATATTTAACCTGGGCGCTGGCCGTTAAGGTTAAAAACAAGAATAAAATTAAAGCAGTGTTTTTCATAATATCAATTTTATTTTTTCACAAAGTTAGTCAAATAATTTCAATTGGTCTTTATCTTCAATCTTTGGTGGAGGTTTTACACCTAAATACCTCCAAAATGTTTTTTCGCTGATACCGATTCGAGGTTTTATTATGTTTCGATATATCCAACTTTTGCAGCGATCTTGCCTACCTGGCTCATAATTTTCCTTCACAAGAGCTTTTACAAGTTCAGCTTGCTTTAATCTGCTTTCATGGTTATGTTGTCTTTTCTGAGCCATTTAATCGTTATTTAATTATTATTTATAGAAATCCGTCAAACGCTACTTTGTCCGCATATAAAGGATGCCTGTCACGTACAGTTTCTATTATTTCACTCCAGGGCGGTAATCGATGTAAACCGCGATCATCTATGTACATGTCGGCATATATTTTCCTTGTGTCCCTATTGCCATACATCCTGAGGTTTGCCGGAGAGCTTTCGTTGATGCGGTGATACTTTATACCATTTTTTGCTAACCATTCCACCGCCTCCAGCATGCGTATGTGTGTGCGACTCGTCCAAATTATAATCTCATATCCCATTGAGTAAAGCTCATTAATTGCGTCTTTCGCTCCTGGTATCATTTGCCCGATCTCAGGAAAACGATCTTCTACAATTGTACCATCAAAATCTATTGCAAGAATCTTCATATAAGTCTATTTTTTGTTGTTTTAAAATTTCAAGTTGTTTTGCTAAGTCCTTAGTGTCCGAATTTTCATCATTCGCATTTATTTCATGTAGAAGCCATGTTATTTCCGAATCTATCTCTAAAACTCTGTAGGCCATCGTCTCCGTCATTTTCCTCGGCTGTAGTTTTATCTGTGTCGATGATTTCACTGTAATTGCTTTTTATAAATAAATTAAGCTTTTCGATGGTCTGATTACTTATCACGCATTTCTTTAAGTGTTTACCGTAGTCGATTATTGACTTTTCGCATATTGCACCTCTTTCCGAAAAAACAAGAAAAACAACTTTATAATCCATTAAACCAATGCCGCTTGTACGCATATCACGAAATACTTTTCCTGCGCTAAGTGTAGTTCCGTCGGCCTGCCTTGCCACATCCCAGCCCATAAAATTCCACTCTTTTGGCACTTCAAGCGAAGCAAAGAACTCAGAGCATATCTTATTAATTTCATCGTCTGACCGCTCATGGCGAATACCCCATTTACTTTTACTTTTCGGTAGATTGTTCATTTTCTAAACCCCCTAACATTCGCATGCACATAGCAGCTGTTTGTATCAACTCTTCTTTAATGTGTTCAACTGTATCCGCCGCATAATGATAGTCTAAAACTGCCTTAGTTACCTCGCCAGCTTCCTCTTGCATTATTGCAAGTTGCATAAACATATCTTTAGGATAATTTGGGTGTAGTTTCTCTGCTCGTTTGAGCTCTGCATCAATTGGTGCATATTTGCGTAATCTGTCTAATTCAGTATTCAGTTCCATATCATGTAAAATAAAATGTTTTACCACTCCCACTTCCAAAACGCTGCTGTTTAATAACAGCCACAAATGGGAAATCTGACTTTGATACTTTATCTAATGCCTCTTTAATTGGGGCTGCATTCGTGAAAAACTTTCGTTCTGAACCTTCGTACTTAACTTTCACGATATACCTGTTTTCGCCGTGACGTGTTTTAACGCCTTTTTCATAATCTAATATCTCAACCTCACAATTAGTCAACTCATCTATTGAAATTACAGGCACTACAAATATATTTTTGTCAGTTCCTGTTGTTATATTAAAATCCGAGAATCGTTTCATTTTTGAGTACCTTTTTTAATAAGTTTTTTGAATCACAATGCTTAGCCCAACCGAGCCAAGGAGCTATTTTAATTTTATATTCTTTGTCTGTTATTTGCTTGCTTTTATTGAGCTTTGCAGCCTTTCGGCAAAGCCGTTTTTTAATCGTTTTACGCATTAAAATGTGCGTATGGTAGAATTTGTAACCTACGAAGTCAATGCCGCGAGAATTGACCGGAAACACCTGATAATTGCCCTTTAACTGCAGGTTTAATTCAATGTACAGATAAAAGGTTATTTCGGTCAACAACTTGTTTAAATACGGCTTATCCGGTGCAAGTATCACCATGTCGTCAGCATATCTGTAGTAATACTTTACTTGCTTCGTTTCTTTCAACCAATGATCAAAATAGCTCAGATACAGATTGGCGAAAAACTGACTTAGATAATTTCCTATTGGAACACCAGGCGCACTGTCAATAATCAGATCAAGCAAATTAAGCAACCGGTTATCTTTTACCTTTTTTCGGATAATTGCTTTTAGTATTTCGTGATCCACGCTAGGATAAAACTTTTTCACATCCATTTTTAGGCAGTACCGGGCATTTTCAACATCGTTTAAATCTCGTTTCAAAGCCTTTAAAACGGCATGTATTCCGCGCCCTTTTATGCAACTGTATGTATGCTGAATGAATATACTTGTCCATATAGGCTCCATCACATTCATGATAGCATGGTGAACGATTCTGTCCCGGAAAGGAAGCCGGTATATCTCGCGTTCTTTCGGATCGTAAATGGTAAATACGCTATATTCCGAAGTCCGATAAGTTCCGGATGCGAGTTCATCTCGCAACTGCTTCATGTTGTTTTCCAAATCCTTTTCAAAGAGCCTCACACCGTATGTGTTTGTTTTGCCTTTTCTGGCTTTCTCCCAAGCGAGAACCATATTGTCCTCGCTGCATACCTGTTCATATAAGTTTCCGTGTCTTTTCATTGCTTTGCTTTTCGTTTGCGAGCGTTCGCCTTTGGCTACCGGCACACATTAGAGTAAGTTATTTTTTGCCAAGTGGCAAGGCCTTTGTCTTTGTATCTGTATCTTTTTAGCATAGGTGCGAGGTGTTACCTGCATTCGCATTCGAGTTATCGTAATTCGTATCGTTGAAAACGAAGCCCCTGGAAGACAACCTCACAAAGACAAACAGCCTATTTGTTATTACTTCAGAATAATTCTGCTGTAAACGTCAGTAAACTGACGGCCTGCATATCGTGCCAATTCCTCAGTTGGGAAGCAAAGGCGCGAGGCGTAACCCGCACGCGCATACGAGTAAGCGCAAACCGAATCGCTGAAAACGAAGCCCCCGGAAGACATGCGGAACCAAGGGAACCATTTACGTTGGTTACTGTCGTTCCAGTCAGCCTTCCAATCGCCAACAAGTGCCATGGTTATAACTACAGCCTCATATACGGCTTTTAAATACTCGCGAAGTTCCTCAGGTACTTCGTTAAACTCAGGAGTGGCAGGCATTCCCGTTACATTACAAGCATCTTCTACTGTTTTGATGCTTTCCATTGTTGCTTTTTCTTTTTCCATGTGTAAAATTGTTTTTGTGCCTTTCGGCGGTTATTGATATAGAATATAATCAGAGTATAATTGCAGAAATTGTTTTCCGGCATATTCGGCCAGTTCACTGCTTTTAAAGCAAAGGCGCGAGGCGTCACCCGCATACGCAAGCGAGTAAGCGTAACTCGCAGCGTAGAAAACGAAGCCCCCGGAAGACATGCGGAACCAAGGATAGTACTTGTATTGATCTGCGTTTGTCCAGTCTGGTTTCCAACCTTCGTTTAATGCTTCAGTAATAGTTTTGATTTTACGTAATATAATTTCATCACCTTTAAGACCTGAAGTGCTAAATTCTTTTTCAGTTAAGAAGCTAATTCCAAGTTCAGCACAAGCATCCTCGTATGTTTTAATACGGTCAGTAATTTTCTGCGAGAAAAACTCTTTTCCAAAAGTGGTTTCGAGCATTTGTTTAAATTCAGGAGTGGCAGTTCTGTAAAGGCTGCGAGCTTCCGATTCTTCTATAAATAGTTGTTTTTTCATATTCTTTTTATTACGTGGAAGTACTGCGAGAGTACTTCCACTGATTAATTTAAGCAGCCGCCTCATATTTGTAAATATCCATTATCGGAGTTTCGGCCACCGTATGAATCTCATAATCGGCCATAGAACCCTTCATACCTTCGATAATACCTTCTACCGCTTCCTTCATGTCGCAGGCCTGTACAAGCATCGTCACCCCTGTTTTCTTTTCAATTCCTTTGTCCTCATCAAGAGTTACAAAATTTACTTTTGCGCGGTACCACTTATCTCCATTTTCGTTGTAGAAAATCTCGTTAATTTTCTTTCGAGCAACTTTCGACACTTGAAACTCGCCGCTAATGAACGGTTTCATTTCTTCAATAATTCTGTTCTCTGCTTCTGCGTGAGTGAGCGCATCTACCATGTAGTGTTCGGTTGTTTTTACAATTCTGCCTTCCTCGGCAGTTTTTTCGTAGGAGACTACGGTTTCAAACCATGTATGCATAATTTTCTGTTTTGTGTTCCGTGTGAGGAACTGGTTATTATTATTAAATGTTAGAAAAATTCAATTCAATTGCCTCGTAAGCACCGGCTACATTCTTAACCGATACGCGGTAATATACTTTAGAGTCCGGGCGTCGTTCCGCCTTTTTAATCAGGTTACATGCTTCAGTGAAGCGTGGGTCATTTACCCTTTTTTCGTGTCTTGTAAGCGGTGTAATCTTTTTAGGATCTAACTTGCCATTCTTGTTCTCAAATGCCGTCAGAATCATTTCTTTTACGAAATCCTTTGAACTATCAAGTGACTCACTAAGGAACTCATGCAAAATCTCTTTGGCTGCCATGATCGTCTGGTCGTCGTACTGCAAAGCTTCATTCACTGAGCGCTCAACCCTTATCGATCGGTCGAAATTATACCAGGTGTAATTACCCTTAAACTTTTCATCTCTGGTAATTTTGTTTTCGTCCAAAAATGCCTGTTCAACATCCTCGCATATCTGTTTAATCTCTTTCTTAAAGGCTATTAAACGATCGTTAACCGCTGTGGCCTTTTTTACAAGAACTGAAGCACTTGCTTCCATTAACCGTTCGGACTTTGTTATCCGCTTGTATGGAATATGAGTCCCCGACTCGTCAATCCATGTTTCATTTTTGTTTGTCTGTACCATTTATTTTATAATATTAAGTTTAATAATTTAGCAATTCCCCATATCACAAACCACCAAAATCCTACAGTTATAACCATCGATACTATAAAGGTCCAAAAGCACCCGTTATTCATCAAACTGTTCCGCTTCATAAAGCTCCTCCAATCTTTGTAATTCTGCAAACTTATCCGGGTAATCCGGATCGTCAACTTCGTGCGTTTCGAGCCACTCTGTGACTTCCTCAATGCGCTGTTCTAATGTAATTTCTTCCATGTGAGTATTAATTAAGTGTTGTTAATTTATCTATCATTTCCTGTGTCATTTCCTTTACCTTGCCCATGTCTTTAGCCATGTGTTTAAAGGCGTTGTAAAGACTTCGCAATTTCTCTTCAGGTATTGAGTTAAATCTTACGCTTAGTGCATAACCTTCCGGTATTTCAGCAGCACGGCAGGCAATTGCCTTTACAAGATTCATATCAGCCGGAGCCCCAAGACTCGCACGCCATGCAAAAATTGAAGCTATCAGGCGTTTACGCATAGTATCAAGTTTTGCAAGTTGGTCATCTTCCTTTTTGCCAAAGGTTTTTTCTATTGCATCACATACCTGAGCCAACTGGTCAATACTTAGGTCGAGCGATGTTTCAACTCCAAATGTGCCTAGAATGGTCAATTTGTCCTCGTTACGAATGGAGTACTTGCTCAGTAGCGTGTGAAACTTCTTTACAAGATTTTTGTGAGTGATTTCCGTTGTGTTCATATTCTTTGTTTTGATTTTAAATTTTTATTCTCCCCAATACTTGTTTGCTCTTTCAGGCCAAATATCAAATTGTTCAGTTGGTCCTTTATATCTTCCGTGGCTAAATGCCCGGTAACCTTCCACCCATATCTTCAATCCGGCATCAAACTTTACACTTTTAGCGCTCCGGCCTGCAGGATTCTTCCCATCAGCATGGCTGATAAAGATTATGAGTTTATCCGGGAACTGACTTTTAAATTCGATATAATCCTTATAGCTCATCATCATGTACTGAAAGGAATCAATAACCACGATTCGCGCCGATTTCTTCATTTTAAGGCGTGTTGTAAGGTCATTTATCGGTTCGTCAACAAAATGCACCTTGTTGTCTTTTGCCTCGCTCATATTGAACTTTATCAGATTTTCCTGCATGGTATGTTTCGTTCCTTCCTCCCTGCTATTAAGCAATACATTGTCGAATTTTGCAAGCTCCTTTATCAGCTGAATCACAAAACTTGTTTTTCCATTCCCGGAGTTTCCCCAAATGAACCAAACACCTGTCATTTCCGGTTTTTTAAAGGCATCGTACCAGGCGCCGGTAAAATCAATAAGTTTATATTTTTTATCAAGTATGTTTTGTACCGTGAGAGCTCGTTTTAGTGCCATTATTCGTTTGTCCAGTGCAATTCGTTTATAATTCGTTCGTTTTTTAGCTATTCTGAAAAAAGATCATCCGATACGCAGTAGTCGTAATTCTGCAATTCAGTAAGCCATTTACGCTCAATATCCGTAAGTTCCCTTTTGCGTTTAATTACGCTCCTTTTTCTGCCGTTGACGTGATTTCCCTTCTTTCTCAGATTGTAGTGAATTTTGTACAATCTGTTCCTTTGTTTTTTGGTGACCATGGCTATCGCATTTTATTCAACTCAATTTTCACCCTCGTAAGACTTCCGTTTACCTTTGCGATCATTGCCGGGATATTGACATTCGGATGATTGGCCTTTGCCACCATTGCCACTTGTTCGCGAACAAAGTCATCATAAGCATCAGCGCCATCGGGTGTTACTTTCTGATATCTGCTGCCATATCTTCTGAAAATCTCAGAGAAACCAACCTTACTTAGGTCTTTTCCCCGTTTGATTTTTTCACGAAGTCCATCAGCGCCCATCATGTACCAGCCACAAGCTCCCTCGGTAGCGTTCCACAATGCTTTTAGCTCTAAGAATGCCGGATAGTCCAGGTCGCCGGCTTCGTCAAGTATGATAATGGGGTTGGGAATAGATCGCAGATAAAACACCAAATCCGCGTACACATCGCTGTACTTTCCTGTGTTTCCCAACCCCAGTTCTTTTGCTATTTGGCGGATAAGTTTTTGTTTCGATTTTACTTGTGAGCAATCAATGTACACTGCGTATTTGTTTTCTTTCACAAAGCAACGAGCGGTATGTGTTTTGCCTAAATCGGCCACGTCGCAAAGCAACCCGCTCAGACTGTTTTTCTGACATGCCAGCAACTGAGCATAAATGAATTGATAAGCCGGAGTTTTAGCAGTCACCCATACAGGCTCATCTCTAAGCTGTACATCAAGTCGGCGGGCTATGCTGAACCATTTTGCATCGGTTAGTAAACCTTCAATTTCGCCATTAAAAATCCTGCTCAGTACAGATGAGCTTATCTCAAGCGATACGGCCATTTTGGCGTTGCTGTCGTAGTTTGTACGGGCGGTTCTCATTGCCTCTACTACTCTTTGTTTTGTTTCCGTGTTCATTATTTTGGTGTTTTAATTGGTGTTTTAAAGGCTGTTTAATCCCCATTCAGCAGCATTGGCTTCAAAGCTTTCGTCATGGTCAAAATATTGCTCTGTTGCCGGTTCCGGGTTTGCGGTTTCTACTTCAATGGTGGCATATTGATCCAAATTTTGCAGGAGCTGAACTCTTGATATTTTTTCGCGACCATCTTTAATCATTCTGTCGAATTGTGCGATATATTTTGCCTGTTCGGTCATTGCCTCCGTATCGGCATAAGTCCATTCTGCATGCGATGTATTGTATTTCACAATTTTCTTAGCTTCACACAGATAATCGTCATGCTGATACAAATACACTTCGTCTATTTGGTTCTCCCCATTAGCATTAATCGGCATGTAATAAGCCTGAACTGTGTAGTTGTTTGGTTGCAGTCTTCCAAGAACTTCAGGGTTAGGAAGCATATAGTCTGAGTGCTGAACCTGACAGTACATGTTGCGTTGAATGCTTGTAGTAGTGCATTCGCCAATGTAGCGAACCAGCAAAGGGCGGTTAATACTTGCAAGGTTCGGATTTAGGTTCTCTTCCATTACCTGCATTCGTGTTTTTCCTTTGTATTTTTTCTGATCCCGGTGCAGTCCGTTATTGTAAAGAGCTATTGTGTGAATATCGTCGGCCACTAACTGTTCAAAGCTCCATGTTTTTTCCTTTACAGTATACTTGTTGTTAGCTTCGTCGTAAATACGCTCACCACCTGTTTGGTTTGCTTCGAGTTTTCCGTACCAACGACCAATACCATCCTGATAGCGCTTTTCGTAGCCATATTTCTTTTGTCGGTTAAGTTGCTCGGCATGTTTCTCCTGTGAGTTGCTTGGAGCACACCAGTGAACAAATGGGAACACAACACCGGCTTTCATTAAATCATCCTTAAAGTTGCTTACAAGGTGATGTTCAACCTCCATTTCGAGGGGCATTCCCCAACCGCGCGAGTCAATAAATCGAAACATTTCACGAATACAACCGATAAACAGACCTACATCTTTGCGTATTGAGTAAGAAGCGCCAATCAGGCAGCCACTTGCAACATCATAAGCATAATAGGCTTTAACACGGTCGCCGTTGTGCATTTTGCGTGGTAGATCGCGGTCATCAAGCGATATTTTACTCAATGAGAAATTAGGTGCATGGCGATGCATGTGTGGGCGGATAGTAGATAAGAATCTATGGCCGGCAGCGCGATAACTGTCTACAATAGCTCTGTTTTTGGGCTTGTTGATGTAATTCCAGCAAGTTTTATCCGATACGGTTATAAACTCACCACGATTTTCATTGTAAAAGTCCATACGGTTAAATATTTCACCCGTTTGAATGTTCACAACCTCAATTTCGCCTTTAGTGAATCGCTCATAATCCTCCGAAACCCAACTTGCATATGGCTTGTTAGTCATACAGTAAACTGAAAGAATAAGCATTTCAAGCCTTTCGTCAACGATTCGCGAATTTTGGTTGCAGAAATTTTTATGAATCAAAACTTCATACCCACCTTTTTGGTATTGGTTGTACCTGTCTTTTAATCGACGGTCATTCATTGGCAATGAGTGCGGGTATTGTTCGCGATCAATGTCCATTACATTTTTAGCTATGGTTGGCCAATATGCCTTAACAGTGCCTCCGCACATCTTTTGAAGTGATCGGCGCGAGTTAAGTAATAAATGAATGGCATTCAGCACGCACGCGTTAGCGTAGTATTCCTTTATTGTTTCTGCTGGCAGGTACCTGGTATCGTCCACCTCGTATGAGGTATAAAACTCAATAGCCTTTGTGTCCTGGCCAAGAAACTCGTCAAGTACGTTTGTGCTTTTTTCGGCTTTAGGGTCACCAAAAACAGTCTCCATAATCCTACGGAATCGCTCCGGAAAACTCGAAAAGTCAGCCAACGCAGGAGTACCAAGACATCCGCGTTGCAACACCTTTACCTTTTTACGAGCTACCAGTTGATCATAATTAGACTTACTGATGATTCCTGCATCTATAATCTGTCTTACCGGAACCGCTATGGTGTTATTGTAAGTTTCGTACATAATCAAAACTGTTGAGGGTCACGTGGACAAATAGCACCTATCATCATGCTGATCACAAAAGCGATTGATAATATAAGAAGCAGCCACTCGTAAATATTCGATTTGAAATGCACGTATAGTGCAGATAAAATTTTCTTTTTCATATTATTCAAATTGTTTTTCAAATCATCCGACAGCTATTTTGCGAATTTTCTTTGTTTGTATTTCCATTCCTCCGAGCTCAATGGCCTTTTCACGTATACGCACGCATTGTGGGGTGTCTTGTTTGCCGGCCAGCGCCTTGCGTATAGTAGGGTAAGTCCCAATCTCTAAAAGCATCCCTTTAACCTTGTAATCCACAATAATTTTGTTGCCTTTTTCCATCTTATTACTTTTTTTGTACTTTTACCGTTTCAAAGTGTTTTTGTTCTCAAATGTTTTGCAAATATATACGCTTTTGCGAACACTTGCAACAAATTCCCGATTTATTTTTCGCATTTGCGTAATATAATTTATGTTATGACTATAAATCAGCGTTTTAAAAAAGTAATTGACGAGCTATATAATGGCAATAAAAGTGCTTTTGCTAAGTCAGTTGGAGTTGCACCGACAGTTATTGAGAATATTGTAGGCACAAGGCAAGGGAATCCATCGTTTGAAGTAATTCAAAAAACATTATTCGCAAATGCGAATATTTCCGCCGACTGGTTAATTACTGAGCGTGGAGGGATGTTGGATGTTCAAAAGACAGAAGTGGCAGATGAAATACAAATTTTGAGTGATCGAAATACTGATTACAAAAAATTTCAGAAACAATTAATTCCAATATACAATATTGAAGCTGCTGCCGGACTTGTATCATTATTCCAATCTCCGGGTAATTTTATACCTATAGATTACATTACACTACCAAACATGGGTAAGGTTGATGGAGGGGTATATGCCGTAGGCGATTCTATGTATCCTTTAATAAAATCGGGAGACATAGTGATCTTCAGGAAGATTAATGACATGGAAAACAATATATTTTGGGGAGAAATGTATTTGCTGTCGTATGATTTAGAAGGCGAAGAGTATATTGTAATTAAATATTTACATGAATCAGAAAAACCCGGGTATATTAAACTCGTTAGTCAAAACCAATATCACTCACCAAAAGACATACCACTTAATAGAGTCAGAGCATTGGCGCAAGTTAAAGCTAGTGTGCGTTTCAATACAATCAGACCTAACCAATAAGAAACACAAAAAGTCCAATCACACACAAACATCAGTTACTATTAAACATATGCACATGTATATCAGTCATATAATTATTGTATTATATACCATAAAAACGATTTAAAGGGTGTTTTATTCGTGCTTTATACCTATTTTTAACCACATTTCAGCGCTTAAAGGTCAATGTATTCGCATTTTATAATACAAATTTGTAAGCCCATTTGTAAGCCCATCAGTAAGCCCAACGTGTATTTATATGCTTTTTCACGCTATTTCGCACACCTTTTTCCCTAATGAATAACAATGTAAAATTACAGAATACTTTATAAGATTAGCACATAAAAATAGCCCCAAAACAAGCGTTTCAGTGCTATCACAAGGCTTTTTAAGTGTCTTTTAAAAAGCAATTAAAGAATGGCGCTACTATATGAGTAAATTTAATCCAAAAATTAAAGTAAAATTAAAGTAAATGTACAAATCGTTTTTATTTTTATTTTCTCATTTTATTGTTTTTCAGTCATTTAAACAATGCACTTTTGTACGTTTTGTTTTTACGCCCATAAATATACTACCAGTTTAAGGATTTATAAATTTTCTAGTCTCAATATTTAGATATAAAAAACGGGCTATAATACGCGGTATAGTTCATTGGCTGGGACGTGGTTTGCGGGTGTCTGTTTTTCAACTTTTCTTATCTTCTAATTTGAAAATTAAGAGCTATGAAATCGCCAACGAAACCATACCTCAACCGTTAGGGGCAGCAGCTGAAAAACGAAATACAAAGATGAGAACATGAATAACTTAATCGAAAACATAAAATTATATATAACTATTAGCGAACAAGAAATTCAATTGCTCCATAATGTAGTAGATAAGAAAATCTATCAAAAAAATGAGACAATTTTCACTGAAGGAAAAATATCGGACGAAATCTATTTTGTTACAAAAGGTTGTGTGAGACTTTTTTATAATATAGATGGTAACGATAAAACAGCTTTCTTTTATACCGAGGGACAATTTATATGTGCCGGGGAGAGCTATACTTATAGTATACCAGCTATTGAGAATTACCAAGCAGTAGAACAAACAGAAATATTTATTTTCAAGAAGTCAAAAATTGAAACTTTATTAAAAGAGGTTCCCAAATTTGAAGTAATTGCCAGAATTGCAACAGAAAATGAATTAATCACTTGTCAAAAGGTAATTGCATCATTTGTGACAAAATCAGCAGAAGAACGATACATTGATTTGTTAGAAACACAGGGAGAACTATTTCAGCGTGTCCCACAGCAATATATTGCATCATTCCTGGGAGTTTCTCCTGAAACTTTAAGCAGAATAAAGTCTCGCGTATTAAAAAAGAATACTTGA